GATTGTTGGGGTCGTAGTTGTTGAGCAGGTCAGGACGTAAGCGGATGAACGCTACACCCAGAGGGTCAACGCCACTCTCGACGGCATGACCAGACCAGTCGTCAACGCTTGTCTCCATGTCCATGTGATACATACGGTCGTTAAGGTGGCCTAGTAGTGGCTTGGCACCAGCTTTGTCTTGGGCACGGTTGCCTGTACATATGATGCGCACCTCGGGGTCGAGCTTGAACGTCGGTGTTTCGCGTTCGAGTATAAAGCCAGCTGCCCACGTCTGGTGATGTGTCGTCGATTGCGCCAACTCCTCGAGTACGATGAGGCCGGGGCCAGTACCCTCGCGGAAGTCGTAGAACATTTTGGGTGGGTTGAATATTGTCATGCCGTCGTCGGTGACGCTTGGCACGCCGGTGAAGTCGACGATGTCGTGGTTGTTGACATGCACCACAAGGATGCGTGGGCCAGATAGACCGAGGTTGGCACCGACTTTGAGCGTACACGCTGTCTTGCCTAGGCCGGGCGCACCGACGAAGTTGATGACGGCATGTGGTGTCTTGGATAGTAGCGCAGTTGCGGCGCTCTCGCATTGGGCAAATGATGGCATATGGTTCTCCTTGTATGCACAGTTAGATTCAGACGTGCGCAAGTAATGTCACACGTGTTTACATGTTAACACATACGGTGTCAACTGATTAGATTTCCTCCAGCTTCTGGGTGAACGTGTACCCAAGGTGCTTGATGTCGGCGATGACGTCGTCGGTCAGCGTCTCCGTGTTGGCGATCTGGGCGAAGATGCGAGATGTATTACACTCGGGATAAACACGGCGGGTGCCGTAGTGGTGTTCGATAGACACGATGAGTTCAGTCGTCATTGGAAACCTCCTAGTCCATAGATGATAAAGATTATGACAATGGGCGTCGCGAACAGCGCGACGCAGCCCACCAAGTCAAGGATGAACTGCTTGATACGTGGTGACATGTAAGCACCTCCATTTTGCGAGTTATGTGACAAAATAGCTTTATGACAAACCTTTATGACAAAAGGTCAGCTGTAAGCCTTTGATATTGCAGCTTTATGACATTATGACAAAGCTACGGGATAAGCTGGGGGGCATAGAGATGGAGCGCGCGATCCGAGCGGGACGCACGAGCTTTTTTCCTCCTCTATATTATTATTTATCTTTGTCATAATGTCATAATGTCATAAAGGGGGGGTCAACCCCCTGTAAACAAACAACTTTGGATTATGACAATCCATGTGACAAAGTAAAATAGCCTCTATTTTGTCATAAAGGCTATTATTGGAGTAGTTAGCCCGCGATGCGGGCTTGGATAGCGGCGTCAACACGTTGCATCGCGGCGTTGTAGGCAGCGAAGTCAACGACGACATCTTGGCCAGACTTAGGGTTCTCGATCTTGTCAGCCAACTGCTCAAGTAACACTGCTGGAGTAAGAGCCTTGACGATTGCGGGAGCTTGTTCCTCATCGACATACCACGCGTCTTGGTCATTAAGGTATTCAACAACAGCGTCGCCGTCGTCGAAGTCCGCGTTCTTGACAGCAGACTTGTTCAGCTTGAACGAGCCGTCTTTCTGCAACGTGGCGAAGCCGTTATCGTGGATAAACTTGACCATGCGCTTGCGATTGATACCGCTAGTCGCCGCGTATAGTTCTGTGAACATGGTCACATCGCGGTGCTGGTAGGCGTGGCCAGCCGTGTGAACGAGAACAGTTTGAATACGGCCGCGAAGCGACTTTGTGTCTGACTTGATAGATGACACTTTAGTTTTAAGAGCTTTGATAGATAACATGATATGTCCTTTCATAGACAAAGTTGATGGATAATAAGGTATATGAGAACGCACCACGCGGATGCGCTCACAGATACCGCGCCTCGTTGTCAGCGAGGTAATGCGATATCCGACGTTATTCAGCGTGCCCCACCTTGTCTCAGAGTAGGGTTCGGCCGCAAGGTCACATTGGGTGACGCATACACGGTCCGCGCTTATGGTAAAGCCGATTGGTTTCCCCGCATGCAGTAGCGGTTGACGCTTGAGAACTTTCGCATCCGCACACACAAAACGCGCGTGGTTCAACTACAATCCCAACCTTTCGACTGTGGACGATGTGACCCGAAGGTGTATCTAACCGTCCTATCTATAGCGCGCGGTTGACAGAGGGGGGGTAGTGGCCGAGGGGGGTGGGCCACCCACCCAGCCCTTATGTAGTACGTGTATCGCGACCCCTATTTTTTCCAAGTGTTCTCTGTTTGTTCCTCCCTACTCAGTTGCATTGACCCAAAACCCTCTAAGTGTTAACGTGTGAGCATGAGTAACCATGTGTACAAAGCAATAGACCCATCAAAGGTCGACCAAGCCATTCTGTCCCCTGCTGACTTGCAGGCTATCGAAGACGATCCGAGTAAAATCGAGACCGTTGCCCGTATGTTGGGCGCAGTGAACCTAGATAACTTGTTCCGTCACATGCAAAACCCCACAATTAACCCGACGGCCCGGATAGAGTTCCAAAAAATGCTCAACAAGATGGGCAGGTTGGAACCGGATACCAAGTTGGATACCGGTGGAGGTGGCCCACAGGTGGTCATCAACATAACGCGTGCCAAAGATCAGTCCGATGCCATCACCATCGAAGGTCAAACGGTAGACGATGCAACATGAGATAGACTTTGAGGTCATTGAGAGCCTAGATGACTTCTTTTACTCCGAAAAATTCATATCTTTGGCGGTAGGACCGGTCGGATCGACTAAAACTACGGCTGGTATCATGAAAATCCTGCACCATGCGGCACGAATGGCCCCGTGTAAGGACGGAATTAGGCGTTCTAGGACCATTTGGGTACGAAATACGCGAGAACAGCTGCGAGATACGTCAATTCCTGACTTTTTGAAGTGGATTCCTGATGGAATTATGGGGTCTTTCCTCAAAACAGAGTACAAATTCGTCCTAAAAGTGGGTGATATTGAGTGCGAAGTGCTGTTTCGCGGCCTAGATGACGCCAATGACGTGCGTAGATTGCTCTCATTACAGGCTAGTTTCATCATATTTGACGAATTTAGGGAGATTCACCCCGATATTTACAACGCCGCACAGGGTCGTGTGGGCCGGTATCCCGACAAAATGATGAACGGTGTGGGGTGTGTAAGCGACGATGGTAAGCCGAATATGCACATTTGGGGCATGACGAACCCCCCTGATATGGATACTTTTTGGGAAACTTTGCTCACAGAGCCGCCTAGCAACGTGCATGTAACCATACAGCCCAGCGGGTTGGCACCGGAGGCCGATTGGACGCGGTTCTTACCTGACGACTATTATGACAACCTCGCACAAGGGAAAACTGAGGACTGGGTAGACGTGTATATTCACGCGCAGTTCGGCAAATCGCTCAGTGGACAGCCAGTGTTTAGATCGTTCGACCGGACGGTTCACTCCTCAGATGAAGAGTTGACTCCCATGTTTAGCGACAGCCCGTTGCTGATCGGCGTCGACGCGGGGCTGACGCCCGCAGCCGTTGTCGGCAGCGTAACGCACGATGGGCGACTGGTCGTGTACGACAGCTTGATCTCTGACGGTATGGGGGCGTTGAGGTTCGTGCGAGAGAGGCTCAAGCCGTTGTTAAGTAACAAGTTTCCGGGGCGACGAGCGATAGTTATTATCGACCCTGCTGCGTTTCAGCGTGTCCAGACGGACGAGAGAACTGTGGCGGATATATACAAAAACGAGGGGTTCGTTGTGAAGCCCGCGAGGACCAATTCAATCGCAGCACGCATCGCTGCGGTGGAGAAATACCTGACCCGTGTGGTTGACGGTAAGTACAGTTTCGTCGTCGACGGCGTTGGAGCGTCGTCGTTGGTGCAGGCGTTGGCCGGTAAGTATCGGTACAAGATCAACACGAAAGGTGCGCGGGACGAGAAGCCCGAGAAGTCTCACCCGTGGTCGGACGTTGCCGACGCGTTCCAATATATGTGCCTTCATGCAGACGGCGGTGAGACCTTCGGGGCAAACTCATGGTCAACACAGCGCAAAGAGGTCGTCCGCGTTTCATCTAGCGGTTGGACCTAATCTGTTGACGCGTGAACATATAGGTGCTATCGTACGCATGACGTCACAGGTGAGATTTTGATATGGCGATAGGCTCGGCCCTAATTCCTGTTGCACGTGCTTCTGATCTTGAGGCGCAGGCGCAACGTGCTTCTGATGAAAAACAGAATACCCCTATGATCCAAGGGCTGGCTTCCCACGTCCATAAACGTTGGGAAGTGATGCGAGATCACCACCAAGACAATTTAGAAGAGCGTCTTGCGCAGTGCGTTCGCGCTCGGAATATGGAGTACGAACCTGCGAAACTTGCTGAAATACAGGAGCAAGGTGGCTCAGAAATCTTTATGGGCATTGTCAGCGCTAAGTGTAGGACTGCTACTGCTTGGCTGCGAGATACGCTTTTAGGCACAGGTGCAGATAAACCTTGGTCTCTTAGTGCGACGCCTATTCCAGAGGTGCCACCAGACATAACTCAGGCGATGCAGAACATCATGCAGCAGAACCTGATGCAGTATTACGACGCTGGCGGGGAACCGCCCAACGAGGATGAGCTAAAACAGCTTGCGTCGGGTATGAAAGATACGGCCATGCGGTCTATGAAGTTCGAAGCGGAAAAGCGCGTCGAGCGGATGGAAACCAAAATGGAAGACCAGATGCTTGAGGGCGGCTTTACCAAGGCGCTGTTCGAGTTCACTAACGACATAGCCACATTCCCTTACGCTGTACTCAAAGGGCCAATCCCACGCAAACGCAAGGCGATGAAATACGTTGAGGGTGGGTTGGGCGTTGTAGATGTATTGCGCGACGAGTGGGAGCGAGTTGACCCTTTTAAATTCTATTGGATGCCATGGGGTGATGACATTCACTCGATGCCGGTTGCGGAACTGCATCACCTAACACGAGACGACGTTGAGAACATGCTGGGCGTCGAAGGCTACGACGAAGCTGCTGTTCGTTCTATTCTGACCGATTTCGGTACGGGTGGGTTCAGCTGGCTCGACCACAATGACGACCTTATGGAAGACGCCACAGGACAGGATTTTGATGAGGCGAACACAGATTTAGTTGCCGCACTACAGCTTTGGGACACAATCCCCGGGGATGTTTTACTCGAATGGGGGCTAGGCGAAGACGAGGTCGAAGACCCGCAGAAGTCTTACCCGTGCGAAGTATGGATGATTGATAATATCGTCGTTCGTGCGGTGCTTAACTACGATCCATTGGGGCGCAAGCCCTACTATATGACATCTTTTGAAAAGGTTCCGGGCCGCATTGACGGTAACGGGGTCGCTGACCTTTGTATGGACGCTCAGA